GTCTGGTCTGTTCATACAGAACTTCCTGTACCCCCTGTTCTTGAAGTGGTATAGTAACCTTGGCTTGTTGTTCTCAATAAGTATTGGCATACCATAAAAAACACAAGCCATAAGTACATCCTCGAAGAACAACTCAGCAGTCTGAGGTCTAGCTATATACTCCAGGAAGAACTGGTCGCTTGGTGCTTCCTGCATAGTAAACATAGTCTTACCGTGTAGCGCACCATTCGAACCGCCTCCACCAACAACACCTGATATGTCATAGCTATCACATCCAAATGCTCCTATGTCATCGTTGCCCGGATGCTTAAGACCGTTCTTTGTTATAACCCTATTCTGAAGTTGCTTGTTAGGTGTCCACGAAATGTAGAACCTTCCCTTGTTGTTTGGTGAGAATATAACCTCAGTGTCCTTGATTCCATTCTTCCAACTTAGTGATCCACGAGTTACGTGGTGGTCCATTATCAATGAATCGTTGTAGTCAACCTGCTGATATATCTTTGTAAGATTGAATATAGATTCCTTACTTTCATCCCTAAATGCGTGTGATTCAGTCCTAGGGAACTGTCTGTAAAATTCATTGAGTGCGTCAGAGTCATTCTTCAAAGACTCGACCTCGCCTTCCCAGTAGTCAATAGCACCTTGGTGTATCATCTCCCCGTCTATTCCAAGTACAGGCTCCTCAGGAGTTCTGAATACAGGCATACCATACCTGTCAATGAAACCTTCCATATTCCACTCCATAGGAATGAATAGGTTATATAGACCACTCTTGGTCTGACCGTTACTATTCCTCTTCGTTACGTCTGAGTCGTAGTACAACTTCTTAAAGTTACCACCACCCTTTTCAAGTGCGTTGGATGTAGAACCCATCATACACTTACCGATAATCTTACTACCCAATCTTAGACAGGTCTTAGTAACCCTCCAGTTGTTAAGTATATTATTTGGCTTTATCCACTTACCGCTTTCATCGTGTACTAAAAGTAATAGCTTCTCACCATCATACGAGTTGTCATCTGTGTTCTTCCAATCTATAGTAGTATCCAAGCCGAACAACTCTTCGTTGGTAGTATCGTACATATTCTTCTTGGTAATCTTTGCAGCAGGTATCCTAAACGCAAGTTCAGTCTTAGGCTTATCCATACCATCCATAATAGGCTTGAAGAAGAATGGGAGCCTACTATTTATTGGAACAACCTTATCGGTAAACATCTTCTTTGCATCGGAACCTGTCTTTGACAGTATGCCAACCCTTGCATCCTTAGCTAACGTACCTGTGTTAACACACTCAGATGAACTCATAAACGAGAAACCTGAACGTCTTATCTTTAAGTAGTCCTGACCAAAGCTTCTCTTGTCTGCCTTGCAAGCCTCCCAATGTATATACAAAAGTCTATTCGCCTCCCTGAAGTCAGGGTATCCAACGTCAATTGATGTCCACTGAAGATACATATAGTGTGACCCAGTTATGTATGTTGGTATGCCATTAGACATAAACCACACACCAGACTCTCTCTTGTCAAACTCTGATTCAATATAGTCAACCCATCTATCCTTAAACTCTGATGGTTGCTCGTTCCACTGAAAGATGGACTGTATCTTACTTAACTCTTTAGGTATTTCATTTCTCTCCCAGTACTGCTCTTCCTCCTTACTACTTCTTTTAATGCATTCCTTTGGCTCTAATGGTAGGGCAATTGGCAATCCCTTAATCTCTATAATCTCACCTATCTGACCTGTCTTAGATATAACAATTATATCATACTTAGAATTATATCCGTATTGCCAAGTTTTAGCCTTATTCTTAGACTTTAACACACCCTTTGGTACTACACCCTCAAGGACTCTGTATAACTCACTTAGACCGTCTTTCTGCAAAACCTTGTTTTGTATTAGTTTTATTTGTTCCCTTCTCCAATGATTCAATCGCCTCCTTCTCCGCTTCTATCCTGTTAAGTATTTCGAAGGCATCAAAGATTGCAAGCTTCTTAGTTGCTGCTGCATTCTTTAATCTATCCGCAGATATATCATCCTCAGGGTCGTGCTTAATGATATCCTCCTTCGCTACCTTTATCAGTTGCTCCACTGCTCTCTCCCCGGCTTCGATTATTCTTAACTTTATCTCTTTTGATTTCATCCTTAATTCTTTTTTGATTCTTTATTGGAACATCCTGTTCGTCCCACTCATCATCCCAATATAAAAATTTATTCATAAAACCATAGTTATTTGATGATCAAACATCCTGTAAAGTTTTTCCCCATCAACTGTGAACTCATACTCACTGTCCGGTTGAAACGTAATTCTATCTCCATTCTTTACTCCCTCGCTAAGTAGGTAGCTATTCGCATACTTCATCTTGCCAACTAAAGGCTCCTCGCTAAGTGGTTTAAATATATAGGAGTCTTCTACGTCAACAGGCTCAACGAAGCAGTATCTTTTTACTGGTGTCCACTGCCCATCTCTCTTATACATATAGTACTGTTCCTCATCTATAAAGAACAAGTCATCCTTAAAGAAACTCTTACCGCTTCTTTGCTTGCCCTTCATATCATAGTAATACTTAAATACATTGTGGTGAACTAACAGTACATCTCCAACCTTTATGGGTCCTTTATACCCCAGTGGTGTCTCTACTACCTCAGCCTCTCTGTTAGAGAACTTAAAGTCTTCCTGAGATGTGCTAGTGATTATATCCAATCCTGCAATCTCTTTTGTGTTGTTATACCTTCTACCCTTTACAGGCTTTGCTATAAACGAAAATGGTGATTTCATAATTTAATTTATGAGCCACAACCAATACAGTCTATATGTGAATCAGTTGGTTTGACTCCATTTAATTTCATTTTTATGTTGTGGACCTGGTCAGCTAATTCAATCTTCTCACCAAAGTCTTCTGTCTTAGACATCTTAAATTCTAAGTCTGCAACCTGCTTTTCAAAGGCTGCTCTTTCATTATCGGTCATCTATAAAAAATTAATGTTGTACTCTATAGATACTGGCATAGTACTCGTGAACTCCTTCCATAGCATTATACCTTCGTCATTCTCTATATAAATTAGAAATGATTTCTTTACTTCCTCGAATTTAATCAAATGAATTGAATAACTACCATTTAAGACAGATTGTCCTACCAAATAATGCATAGCCCCCGACTTATAGTCGGGACCTACAGATATCTTTCTTATGTCCATTTTATTTTATTTTATCCTAGCTTACTTATCGTAATAGCTGCTGATGGAGAGTTACCCCAACTTGTATTGGTGAAGTATGGATATAGTCCACCTGCGTTAACAGTTCCCTCTCTTGCTATCTCGTATGTCAATACAGTACCTGCAGTAGTAATAGTCAATGGGAAAGCTTGAATCTCAGGGATACTAATGTTTGTTCTATCAAGTTCTAAAGCAATTGGATATCCAACTTGAACTCCGTCTAATAATAATCTATATAAGAAAATAGCTACACCACCGTTAGCACCTAATCTATCAATAGACGCATAAGCATTTATGAAGTAAGTTCCTGTTTGGTTAAACGTTATACTTCCAAGTGCATCCATCATAACAGGATCAGAAGCCGTACCCGTAGCGTTACCAAACTTCACTTGAATAGCATTAACTATTCCTAATCCTGGTTCTTGAGCAGAATACTGACCTGTATTAAGTACCTCAGTTAATGAAGGAGAAAAAGTAATATTTTTCCATAAAGCATTACCAGATGCGTCTGTTCCTAAGAACTTAGTTCCATCCCCAAGGCTAGGCACTGAATCATATACCAAACCACTAAGGGTTAATTCTGGTGATATTAGGTTGGATATATTACTTTGTGCAGTTGAGGTAATATTTATTTTTGTAGTAGAAACATTACCAAAGTCCAATACTGACTGTAGATTCTGATTATCGCTATCAGCAACCCATAGTGGATTACCCGTTGCATCTGAACCTAATACCTTAGTGCCGTCATTTGTCACACCTGCTGAATCAATAAACACACCATTAGCAGTGAACTCTTGTGAATAATTAAACCTTCGTGTACCTAAAAGTTCTATACTACTATAAGATGCTGAAGTAATAGTCATCTCTGTTGTAGAAGTATTACCAAAGTCCAATACTGATTGTAAGTTTTGTGAATCACTGTCAGTAACCCATAAAGGATTTCCTGTAGCCGTTGAACCGAGAACTTTAGTACCATCGTTTGTTACGCCTGCTGAATCTACAAACGTTCCGTCTACGATAAGAGATGTAGCAACGTCTAGTGTTCCAGTGTACAGGTTTGTTATAGTACTAAATGCACCTGCAGTAATATTCATCGCTGTAGTTGATGTATTACCAGTATCTAGTACAGATTGTAAGTTCTGATCGAAGATAGTCTTTACATCTCCTAACATATAATTCTTCGTGATATTGTTATCCGAAACATCCGTCCCTATAACCTTATCAGTAAGTGAAGGTGTTGAGTCTGTCTGATATAAATTTATCTTCATTGCTTTGTCTTTTTGTTTTTATTTTTCTTTTTCTTTTATCTCACCGGTTTGAACATCAATCCTTGAGTCCTTACCGTACTTATTTGCGAGTACCTTTTCTAGTTCAGAGTACTCTTCTTTTAACGAATCAATCTTTGCTACTATTGTGTTCTGTGATAGCACAGCATCACCTAACTGCATCTTTAAGTTGTTGAACGTAGTTAACATTTCTTTAATTGATCCTAACTCTTCTTTTGTTACATTTTTCATTTTGATTTGATTTTATTTGTTTATTTTAATTATCTCCTTTTAATTCGTTAAGTTCAGCGTATATCTTTAAAAGTTCCGCTTCCTTTTCTGCTATTAGTTCTTCACTTGTTGGTTCATCTACTTCGATGAACTTCACTTCGACAAGCCCGTTGTCGTCGTATATTTCTTCTCTTACTTGCATATTTTTATTTTTTTATAGTTGAATAAGTACTGCCGCCCAAGGGCCTTGATCGAATGTGTTTGGTTGTCCTGGATTTGGCGCACCAAGTGAATACGCTCTACCAAATGTTCTTAGTATTGTGATTACATTTGAACTAAAACATCCGACTGGAATTAAATTTTCCTTTTTTAATCCTCTTACCGTTACATTACAATTAGCTTGAAATGCTAACCAATAAATTTCACCCGCATTAAAAGTAAATGCAGTTGTTGCGGTTTTTATGCCCGTTGTTGACATATCTAAATCAGTACTTGAATACAATAAATTACCAGGTCTTTTGTCGCTCGCAGTTGGATGATTATTGTCATAAACCATAATCCTACCTAATCCCGTTTGTGCAGTCTGAACATCAATCTTGAATGATGCAGTTGTAAATGTTGACATAGGTATGTATTGAGTGTATAAAATTTCATCAACAACCATTGTGTTATTTTGAAAACTACCGCCCGCAATAGCAGGTGAAGTAGGCCAATTAAACATTGTTCCAGGGTTTGGAGTTTGAAGCCCACCCGCCGAACCGCCGCCGCCAACGGCTAAATCACCACTTCCTAAAACCGAAGTTCCGTTGATTGTTTTGATATTTGTTCCACTTACTAAGGTTTCTTGCTTGCCATCGAGCGCACTTTGCAAATCAGTTTGATTTGATAGTGTACCAGTAATATTACCCCACTCTATAGTTCCAACCAAAATTGCGTTGGGACCACCTATTCCTATTCCTAAACTCATATATCTATACTATTAATTATTACAAAGATAATTATTTTATTATTATGCCAACGCCAACACAAATGATGAACCGCCTGATAGATTAACAGTACAAGTAGCAGGTCT